ACTCTGATGGATCAAATGACTTGTCTGTGACATAAGTTCTTGAATGTAAATCCATTACGATATCACGAGGTTCAGCCATTGATGCTGATTTTAGTTCGGAGTCTGAGCCGTAGCCGAATAGGATGTTTGTTGCGAACCTGTCTCGCTTGACGACGAAGCGCCTTGGGACGATGATTGGCTTTATTACTGCTGGAGCGGTTGCGTTAGTAGTCGTGTCGTTATTGGAAATGGAAGTGAATATGGTGTTTTGGGATAGATTCTCAACCTCAAAGTATTCGTTTCCGTTGGAATCTGTTACTGAGATTATCTCTGTTACATTATTTCCTGGTAGTGTTAGTTTTCTGAACTTTACGAAGTCTCCGAGGTTCTTGAAGTCTTTGACTCGGTTTGCACCAGATACAACTTGCCCTGCTGCCCTAACAGCATAAAAAGTTGGCTCGCCTGTTGTAGAATTTGTCTTGGCGACGACTATTTCGTTCTCTGGTGAGGCGAAGTTTACGTCTGACGTTAGAGTGAATAGTGCTGCTGCGGTAGAGGAGAATGTCGAACCTGCTTTCAATATTGGCGAATATCTTGTGTCTGGACCTGAAGCATCGCTGTTTGCTGGTATTAGGGCATAGAGTGTCACGATTCCGTGGGTGGCTCTGGCTCCTTGGTGTTTATATCCCACTGTCTGCCCATGTTTGAGGACATTTTCGTATTCTATTGCCGTGGATAGGAAACTTTCGTTTGCTTGATAATCAAGGTAAAATGAGAGCATGTCGCTTGTGTAAGCGACGGAATCCAACATGAGAGCACCGAAACCTGCGGTGGAGAAATCCTTGAACGTGTCTGGATAGTATCTCTTTGCATATCGTAGAAGATCTGCTTTGATTGTCTGGAAATCTCTACTGAGATAGTTAATGCTTACATTGTCTCGTTTGTTGCTCACTATTTTACCCTCTTACTAAATACTCATTCAGTGAATATTTTAAACCTTTATATTTAATGTGTCTGAAACGAAAGCGGATGGTATTTCGTAGTTTATAACAAGATGTACGTAGTTTGAACTACTTGAACTCTCAAATGAACTCCTTACTTCTTCTCCATTCTCGGATATGAACTTGATGGAGCGGATGTTTACGCTCGGAAGGTAAGTTCTAACTTGTTCTTCTATCTTTCTTTTGATGTCCGATAATGTTCTCGCCGTGTTGTTCATGAATAGGTAACGCCTTAGCCCTACTCCGAACTTGGGATGCATTATTCTTTCACCTGGTGATGTCAGTATTATCATTTTCAAGTTTTGGCGTGTCATTTGCTTGAGCGTTTTGTTCAAAGCAATTCCGTCAACTGGATCTGTGTATAATGGTAGTTTTGGTGATATTCCCGACACTTGTTAGTTCTCCGCTATATAAGTAGTTTCAATATCTATTATGTTTTCAACTTTTCCAAGAACGGATCAATATACGCGGTTTCTCCTGTTCCGTGAATGGAGGCGAGGAGGACTTGCAGGGTTGATAGTTTTGTTTCGGCGAAGATGTCAAAGAGGTTTCTGCCCTCGTATGTTCCAGAGAAAACCGCTACGTCTGACAAGGCAGATGCTTGATAAACAGATAGTTGAGTAACCAACTCCCTAAACGGGAATATATGGTTTATGAACTCCTTATACTCTTCGTTGTCGAATAACATCTGCCTTACTGTTAGATACTTTCCAGACAATATGGTTTCTTCTACATGTCCACATACATCAGTGTCGCCGCCGAGGATTTCACCTTCGTCGGCTGCGCCTCCGCATTCTGATGAGAATAGAGGTGGACACGGTATGTCATAGTCACACATTCGCACCCCCGTTATGTTTTTATGTATCCTTATATAAAAATACTCTTCGTCTTTGTTATAGTCGCTCTCTACTAAGAAGTTGGCGGCAGGAATAAGCTCGTCTAAAACAAAATCATCCCATGTGCCGTTCTCATTTAAATCGAGACTCTTCACTATACTGTCTCTTATTTCATCTATCTCCTCTCTTATGATGGATAAAAATGCCTGCAAGCCGTCCATTGTTTCCACTTCTTCTCCGAGGAGACTTCTATATTCGTAATACTTGACAGATGCATCTTTTATGTCAGAAAAAATACTACCACTCAAAGTGTCATCAAATGAATTTTTATATTTCTTCATCTCTGTTCTTATGTTATTGAAGACTGTCTTTCTAAACGCTTCGCTTTCCATAAACCCAGTATTGAAAGAATTAAATACCTGAAGGGATATTAAAACACATTCAAGTATAAATTCTCTTGCGAGCATTCTTATGCCCATTGAGGCGGCAGTTCTTCTGCTGGATGTCAAGCTGTCACACATTTCATCAAGTTGTTGTATTTTCATTACATCTATTATGTGTTCGGACGCCCATTTTGTCAAGTCTTTATATTTTATTGCATCAGATTTCAGATAATCCTCTGTCATCTCTCTGACATTATCTATAAACCTTAAGTCGTTCCCTACAAGTCTTTCTCGCATCGCGTTTATTAATGATTCCAACTTTTCTGCATATTCGCCAGATTCCACTGGGCTACCAGTAGCTTCTACCATCTCTTCATAGCGGGCGGAGGTAACTGATAAGGTGCCACCTTCTTCATATTTCTTAAGTCTTTCTGATGTGGATTCTCCAATATTATCAGTGGTGAAAGAATATTTTTCATCCAATAAATCTGATTTTGATTCTTTTCTTCCAAGTGACGGCAGCACTTCATTTCCTATTTTATAATTTCCAATACTCGTCTTTATTTTATTTGCACTGATGACGTCGTATTTGTCGTTCCCGTCCGTGAGAAATACACTTTGAAGAGTGATTGTTGAAATATCCCTATTTATATCTGATCCGTTGTTTGAGTTTTGGCTTGTGGATTTTGGTCTTAAACCTTTTCTTTCGAGAGTGGTGAGGGTTTCTGTCCAATTATCTTCCCTTATGGGAGTTGTTCCGCCCTGTTCCTCGTCTTTATTAATGAGTTCTATGCCTGTTTTGACAAACCATTTTTTGGGAATATAGACCCTATGACTTCCGTCGTAGTAGTATTTTACCTTTTCCGTTATTAGGGCAAAAAACTCAAACTCATCTGGATCAACATTGCCTGCTTCTATGGCGTAGATGTTTTTTACACTATCACTCATTACATCTGTAATATTATAAGTTAGTGTTATTTTCTTCTTTTCACTACCGCTCTCGTTGAACCATTCTTGATTATATTCTGGCTTTGGGCTGATTTGTCTATCGGCGTTTTCGTCCCATAAACCATTTTCATCATAGTCGCTCTCTGGAAATGGAGACGGTGCCCAGCTTGATTGTTCTGCATCGTCTTCCCATTCGAGGAAATTGGCAATGTCCATTACTACTAATGCTTTTTTCCCTTGCATGTATAGATTGTCTACGCTGTTATATGCTTCGACGACTTTTGTGAAATCTTTAACGTCGTCGGTGTCATTTATTCTGTCGCCATCTAAGTCAAATATTTTGCCAACACTATTCCATATCAGTTCTCGGCACTCTTCGTCATACGACATCCAGTCTTCCAAAGTTACGGCGAGTTGAGAAAGGATATTATCCACTTCTTTCTTTAACGTGTTTCTCACGTCTACTCTAAACAGATTCAAGTCCTCCCATTCCAACTTATCTGCCCACTTAGCAGTGAAGAAGTCCTTAATGTCGCTCCACGCTTCAGCCCATCTACCTTGGAGCAAGTCCCTCAACTCCTCGTCTATTTTGTTTATCTCGTCTATTATAGCTGCCCTGTCTTTATAATCGAGTTTTTCTAATCCAAAAGAATCAAGTAAATCCTTAAATGGATCGAGTTGGAGCGAGTCTGTGTCGTTATTCGTAGCTTCGCTCGTGAATGATCCCAAATCTATACTAGAACCCCATGAAGATTCATATTGAATAAATTCATCATCAATATCAATGGGGTAAGTTTCGGGAGGTATTTCTTGAAGTTCTGGCGATAGGGTATATCCCATCACGATAACATCTCCGCCTTCTGTGACGGAAAACCCATTTGTGTTGTCATCATATAGAGCATTCATATCAATACTTCCACTTTTAAACACAGTGCCCCAAATATCTGGATATTGTGGCATTATTGAATTTAGATTGTTCATTGAAGAAGCATACATTCCTGATGTTGCTGATTTCATTGCATCGCTTATCACTGGTGGCGCTTCTGGTATTAGCGAGTCGTCTGAACCAAATAGAGACGGGAAGGTTGGGAACAGAGTTCCGTCTCGGAATTCTTTGAGAAGTATATGTATCTTCTTTATTTTCTCGATTAGTCTATTCTTTTCTTGGGATAAGAGTTCCTCTATTTCAGAGTCGGATAATAGAGGATCTTTATTCGTTAGGCGATTTCTCGCCATATCGTCTTGTTCCGTTCCGTCTCCCAATTGGCACGCACTTGATGCAGAAAATGGAGTGGTAGTTGGATTTTCCAAGAAATTACCATCTACAATCTCTCCGAGGGCGGAAAATAAGTCGTAGACATCTTCACGACTTGTAAACATTTCTGGATTTCCGCCATTTAGACATTCAAACGCCATGTCCTCAACTTCCTCAGATGCTGCGCCTTTATAAACTGATGTGAGTTCTTCTGACGTTAAAATAGCTTCTAAATCCTCTGTTGCCTTCTTAACTCCTCCCATTGTTTGATAAATCAATTCTGGCGAAATGAACACTCTTTCAACTTCGCCAGTGCTTGGATTGGGGAGGTTTAGTGAAACTCCCGTGTCTGAAATCATAGCGTCCCACGATCCTGCCATTTTTTGATAGAAGTTTCCGACTTCACCCATAAATCCAGTGCCTCCTGCGGATAAGGCGGCGTCTGCCCAAGCTTTCCCGTCGGCAAGCGTCGAGACATCAACTCCTATTGTTTTTGAGAGCCAAGATGTGAATCCATTTCCAAACATATTTCCGATTTCTGCAAAGTCCGTAGCAGAAACTGCTTTGCACATAAGTTCAAAGATTCCCATTATAAATGAAACTATGGCATCTATTAAAGTAGTGTATAACTTTTTCAATGCGGCGTCAATCGTTTTCGCCAGATAGTCTAATGTTGGAAAGTTGTCTGGAATATTTATCCCTTGGAATACTGGTAGTCCAACTTTTAGTTGCAGCTTTGGATCATCGCATGGGTCTTCTGCACCGCAGCCGCCTAAGCCATATACTTCTATAACGCCATCTGCATTGAAAAACTCGCTCAAATCTGGATCGTTGAATGCCTCTTCTCCAAGTCTAGTTATCGCTGCTTCGAGCATACACTTTAGAGATTCTTCGAGAACACAATTGAAATCAAGCTTATTTATCACATCGTCATATATCTTATCGAAGGCTCTTTGCCCTCTATAATAGCTAGTTTCACTATCTTTAGAATAGTGAGATGCCGTCCTCCCAGTTCTCTTCAAATCTTTCCAGCCGTCGGAAGAGAATGTCATATTTCCGACAAATTCTTTTGATTGTCTTGATGTTTCTGCTATATTTCTTCTAGTGACAGCATCAAGAATAATAAAATCCTCCTCCTCCTGCGTGACAGGATCTTTACACGGCTTCTTGTCGAGATCTAAAGTTATTAGTTTTGCCAAGTTTGCGAATGAAAATAGGTTTCCATTGGAATCATATTTTTGTAATCCGTCAAGGGTGTTATTTTTTATTTCTACAACTGGAGTCGGATAAGTGTATTGAGTTAGAAACTGAAAGATATCGAAATCGAGACTTAGCTGATTTGTCAATGCAGATGCCATACTTCCGAGTTGGATAAGATAGTTTGCCGTTGTTGGATGGCTCAACAAAGATGCTTCCAAAAAGCAGTCGTAGCCTATTGTATGCTTATTTCCATCTATTAGTGCGAAGATTGGCTTATAATCATTACTAAACCCTATCTCCATTTGAGATTCTTTGTCTGCCTCGCATTCTTCCTCCTTGATGGCTGCGGCGGTGACTGAGTTGAGAATGAAATATCTATTTATTGCACCCTTTACATCTCTCAGCCTTTCTATCTCTTTGACGATGTTGATGTTCGTGATGTATTTGTCTGCTTTCGCCATTTTGGGAAGGAAGTCTTCCATACTTGTTGTGATATAATCTATGTCTCGTTCGTAGTTTTCAACTGAGATAAGCGCTGATAAATAACTTGATGGTTTGCTAATATCGCAAGTGGCGTCGTTTGCCGTATGTTCGTCGAATGTGGATTTTGGTATTTTTACCAATACTTTCATTCTTTCGCATTCCCTCTGACTTATGAGATATTCTGGAGTTGATGCTGCGTCGTATAATTCTGTTGGCGTTGGTGTCCCTACAATGCCAGCGCTTGTAGATAGATCTGTAAGATACAGTTTTCCATAAAACCTCAATAGTCTATCTATTCCGTATTCTTTTGCTTCTTTAAGTCTCGCTTCGCTCTCTCCGCCGAAGGACTCGTATTTGCTCTTGACGGTAATACAAAGGTTTCCGAGAGAATCTTCGAACGGATAACACTCGGTTTTATTGCTCCAATCTTCAAGATCTTTGTATTCGAATATACTCATATTAGTTTACCTTATTGTATTTGCTACAAATATAATTTGGTGAAATAGGATTGAGATATCCATTATGCCATAAGAGGTTCGTATTCATTCTTCCTTTGAAGTTGTCGAGCATTGCCTCTGCGGAATCCAAAGTTGCATTTATTCCAGCGGGAACTAATTGCGGAGATGTCGCTGCGACTCCGCCGCCGACTATTGGTGCTGTCACAACGGGATGGATATGTGATGCCAAAGCGGTATTGAATTCTAGTTGTGCCTTTACAACATTTAAGACTACGGAACTAAGTTCGCTTATTCTATTCTCCAACTCGGATAAGGCTTCCACCATATTCCTCCCCTTTACCATTGGTTGAAGCCCCTCCTCATCATTGACTGCAATAAGTTCAATGCCTGCTGGGGTTGCTTCTCCGTTCTTAGAGTTGGTTGCGGAAGTTCTTGTAACAAGTTTGATACCTTCGGTTCCTATTATTCTTACGGCGTCTGCCTTTATTCCTATTCCAGATTTGGCAGTGGATTTACCCATTCCTCCATCTACTATTCTAAAGTTGTCGTCTATGTCTGTTTTTTGACTTATATAAATTCTTGCGGCGTCGTTGGAGAAGCTTGGATCAACAGGAACGGTGCTGGCAGGATTTCTTCCCACAACTATGTCTATAGAACTTGCCTGAGTATGTCCTTGTCCTCCATATCCAGATGCTCTGGATGCTGGACGATCTCTGCCTAAGATTATCCATGAGTTTCCACGATTGATTTTCTTCTCGCAGTTGGCGTCCATAAAGACAGGTATTGGCTCTGTCATGTAGTCGCAGAATACACCAGCGCCTCTCCTTCCTGAAATGTAACTTTCGTCTTGTTCACAAACTTCAAGAGTTTCTGGTGACATTCCGTCGTTATTAACTGAATCTGTAGTATTTCCCATTGTATTAATTAGCCTTAATATTTATTTATGTTCTGTCCCAGCCTGGACTCTCTCTGTCAAACTTGTCTGGAAGGTGTTCATTTGTTGGACCTATCCAAGAATTGTTCCTACCCTGAGTGGTGCCGTCGGAGTGATTCTGACAGTAGCTGCGCGTAGCAGGTCTGTTATTCCACCAATTTGCTTTTCGGACAGTTTGAGCAGTATGTATTCTCGGAACTACAGAAAACATCGATTTGGGGCGGTGCCCTCCTGATCCAAATCTTTCGTCATTAGCCCATTCTGGTTTTTCTTGCCCAGCCCAGTCTCCCCAATATTCCCAGTGCCAGCGTTCTCTTGCACAGGTTCTAATGAATCCATATTTCCAAGCGTTTTTTACCATCCACTCATATCTTCCGCCAGCCGCATGTACGTTGAAATCAACTGCTATTCCATTTTGGTGATTTGATTTTCCAGGAGTGGCGGCGAGGTTTCCTGTTCCAGCCCTATATTTGTCGTAAAGTTCCTGTTGCTTTGCCCATGTTCTGAATCCGCTGGTTACAGACAGACTTTTGCCGTCACTGGCGGCGGCATCTATCATTGCTCTGACATAAACTGCCACTTCTTTAATAACCATGTGTCCGTTGAAATTCACAAATTCAGTCGCTCTTCCAACTTCTACACCACGTCTGTATAGAGGCTCACCTCCAACTTTATTTGACGTAACGACGATAAGTCCAGTTTCAGAGTCAAAATTCGATATCCCGCCAGCCATTGGACCAGGTGTGCCAGAGTTGGTATTCAAAGGACAAGTTGACGTTGGAGCAGGATATGCTGCGGTGGCTGTAGGCACTTGTGCTGCACCAGTTCTATTTCGTAAGTCATCACCCATATTTTATTACACAACCACGGACAAGCCTAAATCATCTTTAATAGTCTGTGCGTGTGCCCTCCTGTTGTGTATTGCCGCTGGTTGTTCAAAGTATATCTGCCACCATTGAGCCCAATCGCCAGCGGTAATATCGGCAGAATTGTAAGTTATTGTCGCAAGCATATTTTGAGCAGCCTCTACTACAAAATCTATTTGTTTTGTTGAATCAGAAACTATTTCATATACTTCGCCGACATCATGGTTTCCGCCCGTATAGTCCACTGGCGTTACTGCCACTACTCCATGCTTTTTTGCAAGCTGTCCTCCTGCAAAATATACTATAACATTTGATGTCGAGGGTATTTGTATCGAATCAGGAAGTGATCGAGCTTGAGTCATCATAGAACTTTTTGGAACATCAATCCATCCTTCGTTCTGAACATTCATCTGCCACAGTCCGATAGAAGATTCTGTTGCCACACCAGAAATTACATTTGCATTGAGGTTTGATTCTGCTACTGCGTTTGCCAATATTCCCAACGCAAGTTTAGAATCTCCAAGTCTAGATTCAAGTATCGAATATAGCGCCGCAGAATCTATTTGATGCTCCCCTGCCTCTCGACTCTCTGCCACATAAGCATTGTGAAGTCCGCTGGCACTCCCTCCTGCTGGAATTGCGTGCCCTCTGTAATGAGAAGTTGCGGGGCGTGAATCTCCGCAAGCTTCACATGCTTCGCGAGGCGATATTACTCCCCCAAGGTCGTTAAATATTGCCCTGCCAAACTCTTCATCATTGTTTATTACATTTGTTACATATGCGCCAGTTGCTCGAAGCCTATTTTCGAAATCAACTCTTATTAGCGCACCTGTGGTGAGAGCCTCTGCCAACAAGACATCTTTTACACTGCATATGGGAAAACTGTCAATATTGACGACTTCTCCGTCCGAGATCGAAGGAACTGCAAAGTCAGAATTTAAATTATCTGGAAGTATCCATATGCGATATTTAGGATAGTTTGTAATTCCAGTCGCTGCGATAGCGCTCATTGTTGCTCCTGGAAGTTCAAATCTCGGCAATACTCGCTCTGTCATCGCTTCAAACCATGTTGTCCCAACACCTTGTTGACTTTGGGGCGTTATTGGCGTATCGTCAACATGGAGCAATACTATCGCCTTTTTTGTTGCATTCGCCACAGGGATAGTTCTATTGGGAGAGTCTGATGCTGACGCACCAGCAAAGGCTTTTCCAAAAGATACTATCTCTGCACTTCTGGCAGATGTTGATGTTGGAGGACTTTCTCCTTCCGCAATTAGCAGTCGAAGTAGTCCAGTTATATTGGAACTACTTGACATTATCGGAACCGCTTAGTAAGTCAAATATCTCTGACTTGTCTATGTCTGATAGTCCAGTTGTCTTTTCGTTTTGCTTCTGTATTAGCGCTACAACT